GTGTCGGGCCACGCGTGACGTAGGGGGGGGTCTAGGAGACTCCTTAGAGGGGGTATATGGGCCGTTTTCATCGCTTGGGCGTGGCAGGGGGCAGGGGGCTAGGCGCCTTATTCTTGCCGCGTCTGGCATTCACATGAGGAAACAAACCGCACGCGTCTGAGTTCACCGTGCGCTGGATCTCCTTTGCCCTGGCACGCATCCAGAAGTGGGAGCGTCCATACATCTTGCCGATGAGACGAGAGGACAGACAGCCGGGCAGACTCAGCGCCCAGCGGATGAGCTCGACGTGTCGACGAAAGGCGAAGTTATCCGTGCAGGCCAGCGCATCCATGAAGCCCTTGAGCATGACGCCCACATGATCGCGAGAGATGAACGCATCGACCTCCTCGCGTCTGCCGATGTCAGTCGGGTTGAACGCCCAGTCAGGATGATTGGCGTCGATGTTGAAGACGTGCCGAGGTTGCGCCATCTCAGCGTAAGGCAGCACGCCGTTCTCTCGCATCTTCTCCTGGACCTTCTTCGGCTGCGCAAAGAACCAAGCGTCAAACGACTTGGCCTCCTTAGCCGGAGCCGTCAGGTCGTTGAGCCTAGCGCGTGTCACGCGTCACAGCGTCAACTATCTTGACGGCGGGGCAAGTGGCAAAGGTTGTGCCAGTATCCGTCCATGTCGAACCGTAGCATTGACTTGCGGGTGAAGCGATAGGTCAGGGAGGAATACTTGCCCGAGTAGTCCAGGGTCTGCTCGACGATGTCCTTGAGTTCCGCTGACGTCATCTTTGCCGGCCATGTGCTGATCACTTCCCTCAGCTCCATGTCTTTCCTTTCCTTGACTGCCTTGGCGGCCTCGGTGGCCTGTTGCCGGATATGCTCCATCCTCTCAGGCTCTTCCCTCCAGGACTTCTGCCGTAGCCGGGTCAGGGCGAGTTTACGGAGGATCCATCCTCTCCGCGCGGTGGTACGGTTCGGTTTAGTCATCGCGTTAGACTTGCGGCCTCGCCAGAGACTCGGTCGAACCCCGAGCGTCAGCGACAAGGGGTGAGACTAGAGTCACCCTTGTACGTAGTACAGGGACGGAAGTTGAGTTGGAAGTTGAGAAGGGATTTAACATTGGACTAAAGGTGGGGGTACGGGTGTTGACCCTCAGTTGACCTTAAAACGCCTTGGCGACCCCTTGGCGGGGCTGGAATCGCTATGCCTTGGGGCGTTGTCGGGTAGGCTTTCGGAGGGGGGCTGGCTGTATTCCCAGCGGATGACCCCCTTCTCGGCGGCGTGGCGGATGTAAATCTCCCCCTTGAACTGGTTGGCGTGGTCCTTCAGGCCGGCACGGCCACGGCGCTTGGTCAGGCCGAACTTGTAGATCGGCTCTTCGCCCTGGCATCGGAAGAGGACGGCGACCTCGCGGAACCAGTTGGTGAACTCGGAGGAGCCGAGGCCCGCGTAGGCTAGGTCGGCGACGGTGTGGCCTTCCTTGTCGGAGGCGGCCTTGGGCTTCCCGGTGTGGTGCATGGCCACGAGGACGGCGCCTGTCTCGAGGAGGATGGGGGCGAGGTCATGGCGTAGGAACTTGGACGCCTGCTCCTGATCGGAGACGTCGATGCCCGCGAAGGATAGCAGAGGGTCGACGAAGACGATGTCGGCCTTGTGCTCGATGATAAGGTCACGTAGGGCCGAGGTAAAGGTCGTGCCGGTGCTCACGGTGTCGCGGAAGATGGCGAGGTGTTCCCGCAGCTGAGAGCGTTCGTCGCTGTCGAGGTATGCCCCGGCGATGACGTCCTGCAAGGCCTCCCCTACGTCCAAAAAATCGTTCTCAGCCTGAAGCACGATGGCCCTCAGTGGGCGGACAGGCTTGATGCCGAAGAAGTCCTTGCCGATGCACCAGTGGACGGCGGCCTGCATCATCAGGGACGACTTACCCGTGCCGGACTGGCCGACGATCAGGAGTGAGCCGCCCTTGCAGAGCCAGCGGTGATTGCCGAGGATGCAGTTGGGGTCGTTCTTTCGGTCAGCCGAGATGAGTGCGTCGAAGTCCATGCGCTGCGGGCCGTGCTTTGCCTTCCGCCCCTTGCGCGTCTCGGCGATGGTGGCATAATGGTCGAGCAGGGTGTCGGGGTCGGTGGCCTGTTCGGCGGCGACGAGGGCACGGCGGAGGATGGCCGCGTCCGCGATCATGTCGGCGTGCTCAAGGCGGAAGGCCGCTTGGCCTGCGTCACTGACTAGGAGCGAGACGGTGGCCTCGGTCACCGGGCTGTTGACCTGGCGTAGGCGCTGGCTGACCGTCAGCTCGTCAGGGGCGATTCCGTCCACGGCCAGCGAGAGCATGGCGGCGGCGATGTCTTGATGGGCTGGCTCAAAGAAGTCGGAAGGCTGGAGGTCGCCCGGTAGGTGGGCGGCTTCGCGTAGGAGGACGCCGAGGAGGTGGCGTTCCGCGGCGACGTTATTCGGCGGGATCATGGAAGAGAGGGGTTGGGGTTTGTGGGCGTGGGTGCCCGTGGTCAAGTTGCTTTAACGACAGGCACGGTCGAGGTCTGACTGGCGGTAGTAGGAGACGCTCCGCGGGTTGCGGAGGATGCGGACAGGCAGGGCCATGCCGTCGATGCGGTATTGCACGCCGCGGACGGTGCGCCGGTGCTTGTGGGCATACTCGGAGAGGGTGACCCATCCCTTGGGGGCCTTGAACTTCTCGAGGGCTTCAGCTGCGGCCTTGGCGGCGGCCCAAGTCTTGAACCTGGGCGACAGCCGATAGATGAATCGGCCTCGGCGGATGGTTTTCTGCTCGGCGTAGCCAGCCTTGACGATGCGGGCGAGAGGCAGGGCGACACCGGCCCGGGTCTTGTAGCCTAAGAGGCGGACGACTTCCGTGGTCTTGTGCCAGCCTTCAGGGGTGTCGTCGGCGTTGATCGCGGCGACGAGGGCGTGGGCGTCGAAGCGCTTCATCGGGCCTTCGGGGTGAAGACCTTGAGGTCAGTTGTCCAGACCCAGCGGGAGCCGACACGGTGGACGAGCCAGACCTTCCAGTCCTTGCCGTCCGTCCACCCGGCCGCAAATCCTGACCCCCAACGGCTTGTCGCCAGTCTGTGCGACGCGTAGGCCATGGCATCCTTCTGACATAGGCATCCAGCGGAGAAAGCGGCGCCGCCCTCGGCCTTGGTCAGGTTGACCTGGGCGAGCGTGTGCGTGTGGCCGTGGATCAGAGCGCCGCCGCGGTCGGCGTAGTGCTTGCCCTGCTCGGCGGTGGCGTTCAGGCCGTGAGCGTAGCCGTGGATAAAGGCGACCTGACCGAGACGGTAGACGCCCTTCTCGGCGTGGTAGGGGAGGATGGTCTTGGCTCCGCAGCTCTTCGCGGCGGTCTTGATGCGGGCCTCGAGGTCGGCGCAGTAGTCACGGACCAGGGCGGAGCCGGAGGTATGCTGGAGGGCTTGGGCCCGGTGCTCGTGGTTGCCCATCAGGTAGACGGTGGGCTTGGTTCGCTCGAGGAAGGCTTCACCGGCCTCGATGTCGGAGATGAGGGACTCAGCGCCTTCGGCATCCTGCCCGGCTCCACGGCGCAGGGATCGGAAGTCGAAGCAGTCGCCGAGGTGGACGCGCACGGTCGGCTTGTAGTCCTTGATGAACTCGACCAGGGCCTCGACGGCGTTCTCGTCAGCCATGTCGCCGTGGTTATCACCGAAGGCGACGAAGCGGGTTGGGGTGCTCATCGAATATTGATATAGGGGATGGGCTTGCCGGCGTCGAAGGCCGCGAGCATCTCGTCACGGCGCTTGCGGGCGGTCTCGAGGTCGCTGGCGATGTTCTCGACGATGTCCTTGCCGCGACGACGCAGGCGGAACCAATAGCAGTCACCGAGTTTCTGGAGGTGGTGGTTGGGGTTCTCGGTCTTGATGAAGGCGGGGCGGTCGTTACGCCCGGTGCGGGTATACTTCGGGCAAGCCAGCAGGAAGGCCACGCGGTCGGGGGACAGGCCGACCTTGTTCGCCCAGCGCAGCGTCTCGGGGTTCATAGTTTCCATGAGCGGGCGAGGTTGCGGCCTTCGGTCATGATCGCGTTACGCGAGGACGGCCTGAAGATGTACTCCTGGTCGAACAGGTGGGACGCGCGTATCTCGGCGATGCTGTCGAGCTCTTCGTCGTTGGCCGGTCCGACCCCAGCGGTGGCGACGTAGATGGTGCGGACCTTCCAGCCCTTTTCCCACAGGATGTCCTGACAGACGCGCAGCTCGTTGACGTAGCGCCAATCGGAGCAGACGACCGTCTCGGGGGAGGGTTGGTCGTGGTGCTTCATGACCGGGCACCAGTTGGCGAAGTGGCGGGCGAAGACGTCCCGATCCATGCGCCGTGCGAACTTGCCCGCGTGGACGAGGAAGTCGCGGTTATCGACCTTGAAGTCCTCCTTGAAGAAGTCCCCGTCAAGGCCGAGGTAATCCATGTAGTGGTTCGCGGCCTCCTTGAGGGCGTCGGCGAAGTTGATGTGCTCGGCGGGTCGCTGGGACCACTCGAGGATGCCGGAGGCGAGCGTGTCCTTGCCCGCCCTGGCGTAGCCTGCGATCAGGACGAGCGTCGGGGCGGACATCGGCGTGGGTGCTTCAGTCACGGGATTAGAAGGGGACGCCTTCGGGGGGCAGCGGCTCTTCGGGAGCGGTCGGCTTCTGGGAGCCGCGCGGGTAGGTCATCTTGTACTTATACTGAGGCTTACCCTGCCACTCGCCGTTGGCCTCGACCTCCACGCCGACGAGGATGGTCTGGCCGCAGGCGGGCTCGAGATACTGCATATACTCGGCAGGGGTAGCGTCCAGACGGATCTCGTTGGTATACTTGCCGGAGAACTTGCCGACGAGCATGGCGAGGGCCTTGCCGTATTTGCTGGAGAAGTTCTTCGACAGGCAGAAGCCCTTGTCGTCGACGAAGAACAGGCGGCAGGACGTGGTGCCGTCCTCCCACTGTTTGACCTTCTCGAACTTGGGCTTGATGAGTTTCAGCTTGTAGGTGCCGTTCGTGCTGATGGACGTGAGCGGGGGGCGGTCGTTTTCGGTGGTCATGGTATTAGGCGAAGTTGATGTTGGTCGCGGCGCTGGGCTTGGCGGCGATGTCGATGGTGGTGATCTCGGTCTGGTAGCCGGGCCAGTTGCCCGAGGCGGTGCATTCCTTATACAGGGTCAGCGCACGCTCAAAGTCGAAGGCGGCCCCGGTCATCAGTTCCGGCCCCAGCTCGTAGACCGCGTGAGCGTAAGGCGGCTCCTTCTCGACGGCGATGAAGCGGAAGCCTAGGACGCGACACTTGTAGGCCGACTCGACGGCGTGCCGGTAGAAGTAAGCCTGGAGGGCATACTTGTATTTGCGGACGGACTGAAGGAAGCCGTGCGGGCTGGCATCCTCGCAGGTCTTCAGATCGTAGATGTAGCCGTCGTCGGAGATGCCGTCGATGGCGCACTTGACCAGGGTATCGCCAAGAAAGGCGGTGAACATGACCTCGGTCTTCGTCAGGACGATGCCATTGTGCTTCATGCAGGCCGCAGCGGAGTTGGCCACGGCGTCGACGAGGGCGCCCTCTTCGGCGGTTAGGATGGCCTTGCCTTCGTTGGCGGTGACGAACTCGGCCCACTCGGCCTTGCCTTCCTTCGTGCGCTTGTCGACGTCCGGGGCGATGGCGTGCGTGGCGTTGTAGGCGTCGAGCCCTTCGAGGGCCAGCTTGTGGACGGCGGTGCCCACTCGGAGGGCCTTGCTGTCTTCGCGGGTGCGGGCGAGATACGCCTGGTAGTGGGCGGGGGACTTGAGCAGTTCCTTCGCGCCGGATTGGTTGAGCGCTTGGATGCCGTCATAGATGACGCGTTCGGTGATGAGGTCGGGCATGGGTGTGTTATTGGGTGTTGGTGGGAAAGGTCAGGCCAGAAGGGCCATGATGGCATCGGCCTGATCGGGGCGACGGCGCTCGATGGCGGTCAGGCACATGGTCGAGCCCACGGCGAAGCGGGAGCAGGCGACCGGGCGGTTGGCGTAGGTCTTGCACTTGCCGGAGCCGGAGAGGTGCGGGCATCGGGAAGGCAGTTCGGCGAAGGTGCGGCCGACAATCATGAAGACCTCGCCGCGGGCGGCGTAGAACTCGGTCGTGGTCGGGGACGCGTCGATGGGCAGGAGGATGCTCTCACAGCACGCACCCTTGCAAAGTTCACAGGCTGTCATCTTCGGGGCTGGCTTCTTCGACGCTGGCGGAGATGCGGCGCACGTCTTCGAGGGCGGACTCGGCGGCGTTCTCCATGGCCTCGAGCGTATTCCGCAGGACGCGCAGCTGAACGACGAGGACGTGGACACGGTCATGGAGCGGCTTGACCTGGGCGGACTCATCGGCGGTCTCGATGTGATCGGTGAAGACCTGTAGCTCGGTGATGGCCGAGCGGTTGAGGTCGGAGAGCGTGATGATGTCGGCGTCGTGCTGTTCATAACGTCCGGCGATGTGCTGGACGGTGGCGAGCGAGCCCGTGATGTTCTCGACGAGGCGCTTGATGTTTTCGCGGTTGGTCATGAGCGGACGGGCGTGAAGGTAAGTTCCTTTATCTCCCCATTAGGGGCAAGCGTAAAGAAGCGGACGGCGGAGCGGGACAGGGAAGGGTAGGTCTTGCGCTTCCACGCGTTGAGGTCGGTCAGGAAGTCGGCGTGTTTGCGGGCGGTGAACTCGACGTACGGGAAGCCGTCCAGAAAGAGCAGTAGGGCGTACTGCTTCGGGACGGTGGCCGCGATCCGTTCGATGCCCTTGGGGACGTCAGCCATCAGAGTTGCCCGGTCTTGGCGCGGTTCCACTTGGCGATGGTGGCGACGCAGCAGGCCTTCGAGATGGCGTCGAATTGGCAGAGCTCAGACTGCATGATGTCGTCGAGGACGCGGGCGAGTTCGTTGCCAGCATAGCGCATCTCGGAGATGGTCTTGGCCTGAGCCTCGGCGCGGGCTTCGGCAGCCGACGCGAGGTTCTGGTTGTGGAGGTGACGCATGGCGGCGTTCACCGGGTCGAAGGGGTCGAAGTCAGGCTTGCTCATTTGGTCAGGGGGCGGGGGGTGGGGGAGAAGGCATGGGCGGAAGGTGCGGAGGCCGCAGAACGGAAGCCAGAGGCCATAGGCAGGTCGTTTCCATCCGTGTCGCTGTCGACACTTATGCCGCAGGCCGTTTGGATAGACATTCTACGCACATAAGTAATTGCCCCGCCAATCTGCTGGGCGGTCAGCCCCTCGGCCTTGACGAGCAGGGTGCCGAACTCGAACCGTTCGCCGGACGCGTGGAGGAAGGCGGTCGAGACGCCGACCTTGCCCTCTTGGCTGACGAGCGTCTGGATCAGAGCGAGGTCGTGGTCGAGCAGCACCGGCTTGATGGCGTCGAGCAGCGCGTCGAGGGAGACGTACTTGGCCTTGAAGGCGGGGTTGATTTTGTTGGCCTTCACGTTGTCCAGGGCGGCGAGCGCTTGGACGAGGGAGGCGGTGGCGGAGGATGTGGGCTGTTTGCTCATGGTGGAGATTATTTGGCGGCGTCGGCCTTAGTGACTTCACCGGCCTTGATGGTGGCCTCGATGTCGGCGAGGGACATCCGGGTGTAGTCGGGGACGAAAAGGTTGTAATATGTCACGCCGTTGCGGACGGTGGGGGTCAGGAGGCGGGCGACCTTCTGATCGGGTAATACGATGTATGACGAGTCCGCGATGATGCGGTAGTCGGGAGAGGGCTTGGAGTCTTTACGCATAGGTGAAAAGGATGGCTCCATACACGATGGAGATGAATGAGAGGGTTAGGATAGTTGCGAAAATGACTTCGGTTTTATTGCCGAACTTCCTCCATTGGTAGATGGCGGAATCCCACATATGAGCCAACGTGGATAACATGAATACGCCGAAAAGAACGCACAGTGGAATGATGATGAAATATTGAGGCTTCATTAGTTGATGACGCCGCGGGTGGCGGAGTCGAAGATGAGGAGGGCGTCGGCGTTCCAGAGGGTGACGTCGACGGTGGGGAACAGTTCGGCAGCGCGGGCCTTAAGTTTGTTCTTCCACTGGGTCGTGGTGAGTTCGCCCTTCGTGCCGCAGGTGTGCGTCTTCTGCCAGATGGCCGGGCGGATGCGGTGAATCTTCCAGCCCATGGCGACGGCGGCGCCGTAGAGGACGCCGGTGTTCCACATGAGTTTGCCGATGGCGGAGCCGGGGATGTTCTTGCCGGCGAACAGCGGAGGTTCCTCAAGGTAGAGCGAGACGTCCTTGGCCTTGCAGCTGAGATCCGCGAGCAGTTGGCAGACCTCGATGTCTGACGACGGCATCTTAGCGCACTCGACAGGGTCGCCGTCTGCCGACCAGACGATGCCGCCATTTACGCCAGGGTCGATTGCCACGATGAGATGAGCCACGGCAAGACCCTTTATCGGGGCTTGGCCGAGGACAAGCGGAAAAGGTTGGCGACGCGTTCGGCGTAGTCGTTCGGGGCGAATCGCCGGGAGACGGCTCCTGACCAGCCGACATTCCAGACCAGGGCGAGTTGTTCCGGGGTCGGGTCTGGCTTGCCGATGCGCTTGAAGTTGTCGCGGATGGTGCGGAGGTGGGCGGCCGCGATCATGTCCTGGGCGGTCGGGTTGCGCCACTTGCTGAACTGGTAATGATAGTGGCCTTCCCGCTTGAGGCGCTCGTTGGCATCGTCCCAAGCGGCCTTGCCTACCTGATACATCCCACGCTCACCGGCCTTGCCCACGGCCTTGCGGTTCTGGCCGGACTCGACCATGGCGATGCATTCGAGGAGGGTGGCCTCAGCTGCGGCCGCGGCGTTGAAGCCGAGGAGCAGCAGGGCGACGATGGAGAAGGGGCGCATGGGCTTATGCACTGGGCTTGCCCTCCTTGGCGGCGAGCCAGTTCTGATACGACTCGTCCTTGAGCATTTCTTTACGACCAAACTCATTGAGCAGGTCTTCAGCCATCGCATCCCCAGCCTTGGTCAGCCGCTCGATGTGTGCTTTCAGCGTCTTGATGTCGTCACGGCGTAGCGTGTCGGCGTAGAGATAAGCGGTGAGGGCGTCAGGTTCAGCCTTCAGCCTCTCGACCTCAGCCTTGAGCCGGGCGTAGTCCTCGTAGGATACGAACAGGCCGTCAGGCTCGGTGTGATACTTGATGGCCGCCGTCTTTTCTCCATCGATGTGATGAACGATGGTAGCGTAGAAGTTGAATCGCTTCGGTTCGCTCATACGCGTCTCGGGACTTGTGATCCGGCGACCTCGAAGCCGTCGAGCTCGTAGGAGTAGGTGATGCCGACCCAGCCACCGGCGGCGGCGTAAGCCTGGAGCGATACCTTGACGGCGCCGTCCTCGTGCAGGGCCTCGTGGTAATGGTGCAGGAGTTTCTTCATGCGGCCGGAGGCGATGGCGGTCTTGTTACTGCAAATATCACCCGTCAGAATTCGCTCATTGATTTCATATACCTCGGAGAGCAGGGCGACCATGCCGTCGAGGTGGCGGAAACTACTCATGGGGGTGAGCGTCGGGGGTGATGGCGCCGCGGATGATACGGCTTTCCAAGTCGGCGATGACTCGCTCGTTGTGCATGGCGACGGCGTAGGCCCGGTCGTGCTTGGCGATCCAATGCTCGCGGGAGTGGGAGAGCCGGGTGACCTCGGCCTTCAGTTCGCGGTTCTCATCCATGTATCGGCCAAGGATGTTGGCCTGATTGGTGATAGTCGTGGACTGGTTGTCAGCCATCTTGCGGATGGCCACGGCGTTCTTGTGCAGCTGACGGGCGATGCTCCAGGGAAACAGCCACCAGAGGCGGGGGAGGGAGTCGGGTCGGATGATGGTCATGGGTTGGTAGGGGCGGTGGGATGGGTCAGG